TATTGGTTTTCGCGTGCATCACGCGAACCAAGACATTTGTGTAGGCCATGGGTTTCACACTCCCAAAATGGTGCCGTAAGGCATTATTTCGGGCGTCCACCGAAAAACCCCCAAAGGAGCTCACGCCTGCTGAGGAGGCTCTGCTCTACTTCCCTCTTGAGGAAGACACTCCACTCATCCTCACCACTCGTGACCATAATTTGCGTACCAAGGATGTCCAGATTCACCGTCCCGCCTGTAATTGCCCAACCCTTGAGAACCATCACTGCACCCTTCCGACTAAGGTTGAATCGGTCATGGATGAGAAGCTTCTTCTCCTCCTTTACCAGTATTCCCTTAAGGTTGGTGCAACTCTTTCGCCGTCGTTCTTTGCCGGGTCTCCACAGCAAAATGCCATTATGAACCGCCATCTTGTGGATTACTATCGCACCCGCCAAAATGCTATTGAGTCCACTCCTTACAACATTCCTGCTAGTCAACATCATATACTACAGAGTCTTTCGATGGAGTTCCCTAATCCTGACGCGCCTGAGCGCCCACATGCCCTCCATCGTTGCATCATTGAGGGACAAATGCAGCGAATGCGTCTCTATTTGCCTGCCCATAATTACGGCATCATATCAACCAAAACTTCGAAACTGCAGCTATTACCGCCTGCTGGCTCCGTGCAGAATCCCTTGTATGAGGCCAAGGATCCGTCCCGTTTCCCTGGAGTTGGAATTAGGGATTCTCATTTCCGTGATTTCCCAGTCCATTACCTCGATGATGTATCTTCGGTTGTCACCCCGCATGAGCTTGTTGAAAAGTTGTCTGTACAGAACCCAGAGGGACACTTGTTTGTCACTGGCATGAACCCGGTTGAGGTGCTTGACAGGCAGTCGTCTTTTGAACCTGCTAGTCACATCATAGAGTACGACCTTGGCGATTTCCACTACATGTTTACTGGCAGTGAGAGTGAGGGCTACACCACCCCCATCGACGTGACCACGTCTTGGTTGCGAACCTCGTCCGTCACCGCTTCCAATGGCACAGTTTACCATGTCGTCCTACTCGAGGAAAGGCTTGGCCACTGTGTCTGGCATATTTTCTGTGGTGATGTCACCGAACAGGAGACTCGGATGTTCAGCACTGGATCCTATGTTCGTGTGCCTTCGTCGCTAGCCGGAACTTGGTCTGACCAGTATCTCCCTATGAAACTTGTGTCTGGAATTCTTGATTTTGATAACCGTGCTAAGGACCACACGTGGTCCAATCTTGCTGCAAAGGTTTCCCAGCTTGCCGGCTCTATCACGCCACGAACTTCGGCTCGTGAACGTTGGATTGCGACATACTTGGCACGTCAACATCATCTGCCCGAGACTTGGCAGTGTTTGCTCCAGCGCGGCTTCTGGAACACTGTTTATTTCCTCTCATTCCAGTGGTACATGATACAACCCTTGCCTGACACATTCTCTTTGGTAGATGAACGGAAGCGGAACAGGATTATTCATCCAACACCTGGTGGCGGTTGGTCTCCCCGTGCCAAGTCGATCCAGGTTATGGCGTCTATTCCCAATCATCCCACCCTTCTGCAGCAGGTATCTGCCTGGACTGGATGCATTTTTACGTTTCTCATCCCGAAAATTGCCATTGGAGAATGTCTTACCTTGCTGTTTTTCCATGTGCACCTCTTCCCGTGGCTGCATTCATTCTACAACTGGGCGGATATCTCATTTGAACGTCTAGGCTTGACCTCCGCGGTGGTCATTGCCGCCTCAATCATACCAGGCAATGTTTCTAAGATATTCTCCCGGCTCTCTGGACACTTTTGGCGTCAATTATGGATTCCTGCGTGGTCCCGGTCCGTCATCCCACTCCTGATTCAGGAGATCACCGGTGCCCCTGGTGCCCGACTGGCTGTCATGCTGCCAGGTCGCGGTTGGTGCTGGCAGGCAATCTTGTGGCTAGTTGGACTACACTCAGTCCTCCCTGGCCTTATCCCTGGTTCTGTGGTCCCGTGGCTTATGTTTTTCACCACCTCTGCCTCAAGCCCTACCGTCATAGCTTTCACGGTCGTGACTGCTGTCCTTTTAATTGGAGTTCTCGTTGAGAATCTAATGGGCTACTTCGCTGATCCCAATCTTGGTCCGCCAAACTTGGGATATTCCGCCTGGTCCCCAGACTGGAGCATTGGCGAGAGTTTCACCGAGGCTGCCCTGTTCCATCTGCGCTACTGGACCAACTCACTTTGCGTCTGGTACATGGGAGTCACCAGTCGTGGCCACTGCCTTCGGATTCCCTGTCTGCCGGTTGTGTCGAATGGTGGAATCACAAAGACTAAGAGGCGTAATGTTGACATAGTGCTACCTACCGTTCTAGTCCAGCCGGCTAACATCCCTGCCGGCCCTGTCGGTGTTGCGATGGCTGTCAGCCCGGCTGGTTTGGATTTCGCCGAGTGGTGCCGTGCTATCAGCACTGCGTACCAGGCCCAACCGAACATGTATCCTCAGCTAACTCCTGGTCGCTCCTGCTTCTTTGACTGCGTTTCGCACCACTATGGCACTAGCCATATGTGGTACAGTTGGTACATGGCATATTTTCAGAAATTGCCTGACCCCAACAACCCCATTATTGGGGAGGTGACTGTCCATGAGATGCAAAATTTCTGTGCCGTCTCTCAGTTCGGGCTTCTGTTAAGTGGAGATACCAACGCTGTATCGGCCCCTGCCAATGTCCACTGGCCAACTCTCACCCTGCGCATTGGCGGGTCTCTGATTGCTGGAACTCTGCATGTTGAGGTTGCCGTTCCTGAACCCATCACCGTCAAGATCGGTGCTCTTGCCCGGCTCCTAGCCACCATCCAGCTGAATGACCCACCATCCTTCCAGGCGTTTGTTCAAGCCCACAATGCGGCTGCCAGAGACTCAACTGTCCAACCGGAGCCCACCCTCATTGGCTGGGCCGGTGTTCATGAACTACCACACTCATACGATGAGGTGGGCCGGGCCATCGTCTCCAGTTTCACTGCGGTCCCAGTTAATCCTGCCGACAATGATGGCTTTGCCTTCAACCCAAATGCCGCCGCTCCTTACCCTCTTCCGTACGCCTATGGTCCAAGCATCAACACTTTGCCGGTCGCCGGCAGTGCTGAGACATCATTCGCATCCTCGTCCACCTTGGCGCCGACTTCAACCTTTCGAAGAGTCCAAGAGCGCTTCGGCCATCTGGGATCTCGTTTTGTTTCGGCAATGTCACGCAACCGTTATTCTGCCTTACGTACTATCCTAACTCAGGAACTCAAGGTCGGGTCCAACCCGGTTTCCCCGCCAGTCTCTCAAACTCGCGATAATGCTCGCCGAAATAATGAGGTGCCCAGACCTGCTCGCTGGACTGAACTACGTGATGAATTACAGAAATCCGTTTCCAAGTACCTGAACTTCACCCTTCCTTGCGTGCCACTGGCAGCGGAGGAACTCATGTTTACTGCTGACGTTCATCGTGCTTCACGACTAGCTTCTGACCTCAGATCCAATCCTGGTGAACTCGGCACTGCCGCCGCTGCCGACATTGCCAAGGCGCTTGATGCCATTGTGGACTCCTACCGTCTGGAAGGCAAGACAGTCACCGTACCTGTTACAGCCTATCTTGGTGTTTCGGGTTGTGGCAAGACCGTTGCCACCACTGAGTTCCTTCGGAGTCTGTCCCCTGAGCAACGTCAGAATGCTCGAGTTGTCAGTCACACTGAGAGCCTCCGCGCTGAAGCTAAAGAAAAGATAGACTTTCCGGAGATGCGCGGTTTCAATTTTCCAACCTTGGCAAACATTCTACTTGAGCCTTCATCTGGCATCATTGTCTTCGATGACGCTGGTCAGGTTTGGGGTGGCGTGCTTGACTTGGTTGTCCTGACCAATCCGCTGGTCACCCACATCGTCATCAATGGCGATCCCGCACAGGGCCATCGCTCTTTCCAAGTTGCAGGCACACAAAGCAAACATGATCCGAGCGCTATTGCAACCATCGCTCAACAAACAACCAAGTATGCCACATTGTCACACCGCGTTTTCCAACTCCTCTCAAACACTCTAGGAATCTACACAACTTCTACTGTGCATGGCTTTATCACCCACTCAGTCGGCCCGAAAATTGGTATTCCTGTCAGCACTGCCTCTCCGCGTTACGTCAATGTCCTTGATGCAGCCGGACGGCACGCCGAGACCTTTCAAACAGTTCAGGGCGAGGATTACGACATGCCAGTGGAGGTCGACATGACAGGCCTTGAGGGCGCCATCATGGACCGCACAGCGTATGTCGCTTTGACTCGTAGTAAGGCTGGTGTCTACGTTCGTATGGCGGCCGCTGACCCCACCAGCACGATCAAGTCTCCGCCTACTGGCAGTGACTTGATGAATGCCCTGGTGTACGAGATGCGTGCCACCAATACCGGGTCCTTGCTGGCGCCCAGCAGTTTAGTCAAGGCCGCGTTTTATCGCCACTTGCACTGGTCCATGCCAAAACTTGTTTGGTTTGCCAACGTCGGTGCCTCTGTGCCGGCTTCCGCCTTCCAACATGTGATTGAATCTTCTAATGAGACTTTTGTGTCTGAGGGCAGCCATCATGACGTCACCCCTGACTACTTGCGGCCGGAGGCCACTCCTCCACACGATAATCTAGTTGAGGAGTTCCACCCCTTCGCTAAGGAAGACCGGGAGGCTTCCACACTCTACGGTCAAACTGACCAGTTCAAGGATGGCGCCTTCATTAATCCTGCAGTCCACAAGCGAAATGACACTCCAACGTACCGGTTGAGCGTCGAGAAACGCCTGAAGACTGCCACTCGCGCCCAGAATCTTAAAGCCATGTTGGCCAATCCTAGAAAGGACATGTGTGACGAGTATGATCGACTCGTCCCAATGCCACCTCATTGGACAGAACAGAATTTCGATGGCTACATTGACCTCGCGATCGATGAGTACCTTTCCAAGCGCACTGCCCGTGCAGTGCTTCAGAAATTGCACCAACACGACCCTGACCGCAGCCCTTCCAGCATTAAGATCTCATTGAAAAACCAGGTCATTAAGAAGGCGGAGAAAATGTACAAGAAAGAAGCACTTCCGGGCCAGCTTATTCATGAGTATGACATCATTCAGACACTTCTTGACTCTTCATATGCACTATGGCTTGAGAATCACTTACCTGACGCCTTCCCCGACAACTTCC